AAATAATCCCAAAAATCCTATTGATGATGGAGCCGGTGGGAGTTCTTAAAACCCTATTAGACCAGCTTGTATAAGGATTGTTGTATCCTTTATTGTATCCCTATCGCTTTTTTAGACTAGTTTTATTTTCAAACTATTATACCATGAGAATTTTTTTCAGACAAATAAAAACCATTATTTTCACAGTCACGCACCTTCTCTCTCTACCTCATACATCCTTACCGAATGCAGCACGAGATCACGATACTTCCAAGTCGATACTAGGTACTCAATAACCTCTTGGTCATCTATCTTGCATTCCATAAGTAATAACAGCTTGACAGCGTACTCATTTTTCAAAATTGGGACCTGGTAAGTTACAGCTATCCAATGCTCAAAACCTAAATCAGTCTGCTCTATGCTTGCAATTTTAATCTTCAAAATGTTCATGTTTTCTTCCTCCTACTTATCTATTCGTAAAAAAGAAAAAACAGTTAAAAAATCACTGCTTTATTTATATCCATATTCAATTTCAGCTTCACGGCGCATTTTCGTAGCCTCTTCAAGAGATGAGGTGCTGCCTAAATACTTTGGTTTCTTATCAACGTTGATGAATACTTGATATCTCTTCTTTCGCTTATTAAAATAGACGCCTCGAACACCAGTGCTACTCCTAACAGTTGGTTTCGTAGATTTTCGACTCCCAGGATCTCGAATAGAATCCATATAGCCCTTAGATGCTCCACGTCTGCATCCACAAGAGGTCTGATGGCCGATAAGATTATTATTCAGAATCACGCTCTGACCACAATGCTTACAGATACAATTCCACCATACGCGCTGATTCTTAGAGTATGCTCTGTCAATAATCTTGAAGTTATCCGTTTCGGTTCCTGACAGGTCTTTGAATCGTTCACGCTTCTTCTCGTCATTAAGGCACCCACAAGATTTGGTTAGACCATTCTTCAATCTATATCCGAGAGCATGATATAGATTGCCACAATCGCATTGACAGAGCCATTTGATATCTCCTTTAGAAGACCTCGTCCCGTCATCTTCTATGACGACGAGACGATTGAATCTCTGCCCAATTATATTCTCCCTCATCGGATATTCTCCAAGTTCTTCTCAATCCATTCAAGTCGATTTTGACGTCCTGCAGGAATTGGTCTTGGATCACGAGAATAGTTCTTGAATCGCATTTGAAGCATGTATGAACCATTTCCTAAATCGCTACTCTCCAAGGCTACTCTCAAATAAGCGCTAGAAATCCAGTTTCCACCTGCAGTCATCATTTGACCAGCACCACCGATAATGTCTTCATGGCTATTCTCAATCCATTTAATAAGTTGTTGCTTCTTGAATTGGTCATAGTAAGCGTAGAATGTCATATTCATTTTAAGTGAATTATTTAGATAGTAACTATTTTGAGCCTTGCCAATCATAGCCAATTCAAAGTCTTCAAATAAGCGATCAAGCATAGCATTCACTCGTGCAGCGCCCATCTTCTCAATAGATGTCTCGCCACTCTTGAATCTCTGCCAGTTGGCATCAGTGAACTTGATACCTGGTAGCTTATAGAAGTCATTTTCAAATCGATAATATCGTCCTACATATTCCAAAATTAGGTCTTTGATGTCGTTGTTAATTTCCATTTTATTTTTCTCCTTTAATTTTAAATTAAGCAAGTACGCTTTTTGGGTACCATTTAGTAGATGTTCCGTAAGGTGTTACGATTTCAAGTTTAACAGCCTTCTCAGTTTCTTCAAGCAATTCATTGATGCTAATCGCACTAACAGACATGAAGGCCAAATCCTTCTTATTGCGTCCGTAAAATTCCTTTTCAGCGAACCATTTCTTAACACCTTGGAATTTCACGTTTGAAGAATGGAAGAAATAGAAATCATCAGCCATATTTTGACGTTTAACTACTTTCCAAGCCAATTTCAAGGCTTCTGAGAATGTTACATCGTTCTTTTCGTTTTTGAAGATTTTCCATGCCAATGTCATAACTTGTGATTTCATTTTTATTTCTCCTTTATTTATCTTACAAGTATATTATATATTATGTAAGATAGTTTGTCAACAATAAACGCAAAGAAATTTAAACTTTTTTAATTCAGAAAGTACTTTCAGAGCAAACAAAAAAACCGCAAGCCTGAGCCTGCGGTTTTAGTGTAATCTATTTTGAAAGTCCTTTCTGTTTTATTTATTTTTCTTCTTTTGGTTTGTCAACGACAGTCACAAGGCCATCTGGTTCTGTTTTGAATGCTGGATCTGTGTGTAATTCACCGTTCGCCTTCAAGTAATACCAGCCGTCGCCTGATTTGACGAATTGTTTAGATAACATGTAGCCGTCTTTTTCTTCCATGAAATACCAGGTTTCACGATATTTAACCCAGCCAGTAGCCATGCGGCCATCTGATTTGAAGAAATACCAGCGATGGTTGAGGAACATCCAGCCTGTGACCATTGCGCCACGTTTGTCAAGATAAAACCAATCTTTACCATCATTAAACCAACGATTGATTAGACAATATCCACGTTCATTGAAGTAGAACCACTCTCCCTTGATTTGCTTCCAAGTTTTCGTAGGATAAGAGCCGTCTGACTCCTCCCACCACCAACCAGAAGCATTTTGGCGCCATCCAGCTTCAGACAGACCGCCCTCAATATCTTTCTTGAATTGCTCACGACTGATACCCCACTTAGCTAAGTAAGGATATGGATCTACATGGTCGCTTGAGTTTCGCGGCTGGTTGTATGTACAATACTGATGTGTCTTAATTCCGGCCAAGCTGTCAGAATCCAGCGTTTTCGGAATCCCTGCTTCATCAGCAAGGTTTCGCAAAAGCTCAACATAGAGTTTATAATCACGCATAAACTCTTCTTTTGTTTCATGACTTTCAATCAGCTCAACTTGGCCGTAACCCTCTACGTTCCAGCCACCACCTACATCGTATGCCCCCATGTCTGTGTACCAGGTCTGCATCACACGGCCGTTACCGACGACATGTGAGAAAAATCCTGAATCAACTGGGCGGCGCATGTGGTAGTCTGCTTCATTTTGAGCTGTTGAGTTAGGATTACCAGTTGAATGAGCGTGAATCTGACGATAGGGTTGTTCTCCGACCTGTGGCAAATCAGTTCTTAGTCTACTTGTATCAATATCCATGATTACTGTCCTTTCCAAGCTTCATTCATCTGCTTAACCGCTGACTCTACGAATGTGTCTAAATCCTTGTCAGTCATGCTGATGTTATATTTGGTCAGTTCAGCACGGATTTTAGTTCGTGCTTGTTCGAGCTTCTCCTCGCCCTTATAGCCAGTTTCTGCAGCCACTTGCTCAACAGCATTTACTGCATTCTTGGCCAAGATTTCAACGATTTTGATGGTCTTTTCTCCGCCTTTTTGTACCAGGTAGTCTTTGACCGCTTTGACTGCGATGCCTGCCAAAATGACTAGGATGCTGATTGCTCCATTAAGTAAAATTTCGTTAATCTGTTGCATTTATATTTTCCTCCACAATTTCCAATTCCAGAAATTTTTCATACAGTACCTTGATGGCTCCATTTCCACCAAGCTCGACGTAACTTTCATAAAGACGAGACAATTCCTCAATCTCATGCTGATTGGTATTGCCTCGTCTAATTGCTTTTTTTAGGTTTTCTTGCAATCGAAAACGTTGTAATCTTTGAAGACCTTTTCCAATAACGCTCAACCCTTTGCTATTATCTTTGCCAATGCTCTCAACATTCGAGACGGTCTTTTCAATGGCACTAATCTTGTCAGATAAGAGACCGATTTGTTTGTCAGTCTCTTTTGTATTCTGCGTGCTTTTGAAAGAAAAATAGCTAGGAATAATCACGATTAGAATTGGACTCAATTTATCCAAAAATGCTAGTAATTCCAATCAGACCACTTCCAATCTACTGTGCAGGAACTCGAGTGGTTCCAAGATCACTTTCGTTTTTCTGGCCTTCCCACTTCCAGATTGCAAGAATACCATTTTGAGATGGTCCACCTTCAAGCTGCTTGAGAGATTCGCCTTTGTAGGTGAAAGCCTGATTTGTCTGAATCAAGACACGCTTGCCCTCGCCGTTTAATTCGACATGTTCAGGATTTTCAATCACAAACATGTCACCTGGTTGATAGGCTTTGCCTTCCTCTGCAAGTGGGAAGAGCTCGACAAGTTCCTTGTAGGTTGTTCCGTAGGCGATTTTCTCACCCATAATGGAATCTTGAGCCATGACTCGTACTACTTTGTCGATTTTATTTGCAAGCGCAGAAAGTCGGTCCTGTTCACTCTTATTGTGCGCAATCTGTTGCTCAGCTTGTTCAAGCTGCGTTTGCGTTTTGACAATTGCTGCTCCTGGATCCAATTCAGATTTCACAATATCCAATACTGCTTGAATAAGCACGTCTTCTTGGTCTTGTGTACGGTCACCAGCCAATTCCCGCTGATTAGTGCTATAGCGATTCCCGTCTTGCAAACGGATTTCTACAACGGTTGTAACTTTGTCTCCAAAACCACGAAGATATGGTTTGGTCGCTAGTTCATAATTACTAATTGCCATTTGTCATTTTTCCTTTCACTTCTTCAAACTTAGCTTTCAGCTTTTCATCCGATTCGATGACCTGCTTCATTTGTTCGAGCTCCATGGCGGTTACTGTGTAGAGGGCTTCTAGCGTAGCTGATTGAGTAGCCTCTTTGCCGACCCTTTCACCAAGCGAATTAATCGCTAGAGTGCTGATTTGTTTGTCTTGTTCGTTCATGCTGTTTTCTCCAATTTCTGTATTTTTTGATTGAGTTCTTGAATGGCCTTGATAAGATAAGGCACGAGTTCAAATGTGCGATATGAGTATGCTCCATCAGGATTTTCATAAAATGCTTCAGGGACGTACTTCTGAACATCCTGCGCCATGATACCGCAAGCGATATCTTCTATTTTTCCATCGTATTCTTTGCGATAAGAGTACGTTTTGAGTTGCTCGATAATATCAAGACCCGAGACCTGGCTATCTTGGATATTGTGCTTGTAGCGACGGTCTGAGATTTCCTTATTCATTGTGATCCAGTCGTAGGTTCCAGAAGCATTATAAAGATAGAGATATCCATTTGAGTGAGTAATTTTTTTGTAGTATGGCGAATGTATCCAGTATCCTCCAACTTTTATACTATTTTTTTCTCTGATATAGTAAAGAATTTCACCTGTTACTTCCAAATTTCCATGAATCACAGGTGCGTCCCAAAAATGAGCCGATTGGTAGCAGTTCATTTCTCCGTTTTGCTTGACAAACCAAGATCTAATCCCAGGTTTATTCCAATCGTTGCCCCAATTGACCCAAAGAGCTGTTTGAAATCCTTTCCCACCGCCATTGCTCATACCCACTTCAAATTGATTCTGACCTGTTAACCAATAGGCTTCGGGATCCTTATCATGCGTACCAATTTGGAATCCACCAATACGGCCTTTGTACCCCTCAAGTAATGTTGCAGATACTACTACTGACCGAAGCTTGTTGATAAATGCCTCTTTAGCAGCAAGCGTGTCCGTGAAGATATCGCTTGAAACGAACATCCGAGCCATGGCTGAGTCCATAATCAACTTATCTGCTGTGATAGTTTTAGAACCAATAATTTCAGCGTTCAGCTTGGCAAAATTACCCTCACCAACGAACAAGCGTTTGAAATATCCATCAATCGCTGTTAATTCGTCAAGCAAGGTCTTGCCTTTCAAACGGATTTTCTCTGCTTCAATCAAAATTTGATTGTTAGTCGCATTGATTTGAGAAACGATTAAGCCTGCGCTTGTCAGGTTTTGAATTGCCCATGAGCCAGCATGTTGACTCTGAACCGTGCGAATCGCTTCGTCCGTATCTTCAGGAGCTTCTGAAAATGGAGTTGACACTGTTCCAATTTCAACTTTTGGAAACGCAATCCAAACAGTCGCAGCGGTAAATACATGCATGATTACTTCATTACTTGCATTTGAATTCTCGCTTTTCGTTAGCTGAATATCATAAAATTTCCAATCGGTGGTCAACGAGACACCTTCAACGGTGTTTCGATATCCTGCCCTTGCTTGAAAATTCGTGTTATTGACAGTAGATTTCGCCCAAAAACTGAAGCGCACAGATTTATTGCGCATTTCATCTGCTGTATTCAAGCGCATATCTCCGCCAGTTCTAAAAGTAACTTTCTGATTGTTCGGCCTCCCATTGAACGTCGATACAATTTTCAACGTATTAGCTCCTCTGAATTTCGTATTTGCGTCTATACTCAAAACAAGCTGTCCTTGCGTTTGCTCAACACTGTCAGCTACATGATAGGTTGAATAACGTTGATGAAGATCACGCTTAAATAACGAATTAAGAAATAGATTTCGTCCACCAGCCGAAGCTTTTGCGACCTCAACTTGAAATAGTTGATTAGTCAAAGCCATCCGAGCAACCTTATCAGCAATATCCGACTCGCCACGACCGATAATACGCTCATAGAGCCTACTAGTCTCTTGTACTCGCTGAAAGTCAATTAGATTAGCTTTGCCAGCAAGTTGAGAAGATAAGCTTGTGAATCGTCCGTCTACTGATTGCTTGTACTCAGCGAATTTTGAATCCATCTGCTGTTTTGCTTGATCGCTGATTCGCTTAGCCTCTTGAGCAAGAGATGAGCTCGCACCAGCGTTTCGCAAGGCCTCGTCGGCCTTTTGTTTGATTTCGTTCAAACCAGTGCTGTCAAAGCCTCTAAATCGTTGGTCAATGACATCAGACAGTTGACGCTTGACTTCCTCGGCTTTCGCTTTGGCCAGTTCGACTTGGTCATTAAAGTCGTTCTTGATTTTCTCGACTTTCTTGTCAAAACCTTTGTCAGCTTCTTCAATTTGGTTTTGAATTTGCTTCTCAAATTCACTAAATTGCTCAATTTTTTTGGTAATTGTACCTGCATATGAATACTGCGCATCATTTCCAGCTTTACTATCCGCGCTGATACGACCACGCAGACCACCCTTAAAAGTGAATGATTGACTTAAGATTGGCGACTTGAATGTCTCACCCTTGTTCGTCTTGATGGTTACCCACTGACCAACATCTAGCAGTAAATGGCCTTGGTAATTCAAATTGAACGGATAATAGCGGATATCCTTGATTTTGTGATAGAGATTATCCAAAATCGATTGATACATAAATAGATTATCCAATTCCAATGATCGACCAGTACGCATACCAACTGTGAGTGTCTCTTTATCTTTCTTGCAAGTTATCCCAGCTATCTGATACTGAACTTCACTTTTGCTCAAACCGTGCATGAAGTAGCTATCTGCTGTAATCGTGATGCCTGAGTCGGTCAATTCTTTGATTTCAAGTTTGCCCTCTCGATTGAAAAAACAAGACATCCCGAGCATTTGAGTGGCTAAACTCAAGACGTCTCTGAATGTCATTTTTTTCTCTTTGTGCATCTTTTCGATTACATAATTCATGGATGTAATATCCATGTTTTCGTTCGCAAGTTCGATACCCGTTTTCAGACATATCTCTTTGATGACTTGTCTAATTTCAGCAGGATAGGCAAGTGATGTGATATGTTCACGATTGAGTTTAAACATCCCATCCATCAAATCAAGCGTAGTCGTGTTACGATTGCGGTCAATTTCAATGTCATTGATAAAGTATTCACCCATCTTCACCCATTCGTAGGTTCCATCTACCAAAAGACCGATTTCAGGATAAACCTTATCTAGTTTATTGAAAGTGGTAATGATGCTTGTGAACGTGATTTTACCACTGCCAGCACACGTTCCACCGGGCTTGTAGGTATCACCTTTAATATAGCCATAATCAAAATGCGCTTCTTTGATATCGCTTGACTGATACTGCCCTACTCTGATAGCGAGAGTACGGTTTTTAGCGAACATCGCTTCATCAAATTTCTGTCTTCTGAATATATCCATGTTCTAACCTACCTTTCTACCAGATTAAATTTAGCGCCAGACCATGGCTTGAACTTATCAGTAAATGAGTAACTTGGAGCTGTTCTGTCTCCGACGTAAAACGTCTTAGTGGTTTGTCCTAACATCGGGTCAGGATAAGATACCGTAAAAAATTCAGGCGATACAGCATTTAAAAGCTGACTCATTTCTCCTTTAGTCAGCATTCCCCACTCACAATCTAATTTTCGTTTAGTTGTGATACGGTCACGAACCATGTCTCCATTAGCATTTCGACCAGTTTCTCCATCGATATCTTGGATACCGACCTGAAAAGATTTGGGAGGCTTAACAGCCACCCCATTGATAATTAAGTGTGCCATTTTACCTCCCTCTAAATATTAAGCAAGATCTGTCCTGCACGTTCTTGTTCTCGATTGATTTCTTGGATGGCTACACGACCAAATTCATGTCCGCCAATCATGATGACGATGTCACCGCTACCACTGAAACCTCCAGACTGTGGTAAGCCACCGCCCAAGGCATTGACTACAGCACCACCTACGATACGACCCATAGTCTGCAAGAATCCAGTATTTTCAAGCGGCATTACAACCTCTTTACCGGCCTCACCAATCATGGCTACTGTCGGACTATCGACGATACCACCACGAGCCAATCGAGGGAGACTTACATAGCCAACGCTTCCAAGAGAAACGCCCGGAATCTTGTTAATTAAACCGATAACACCATTGATCATTCCGATAAAGCCATTGACTACATTTTCAATCGTGCCAAGAACCGCATTAACTGCGCTCTTGAATGCTCCACCTACTGCGCTGCCGACCATTTGACCAGCATTAACGAAGATGTTCTTGACCGTTGTCCAAACACCAGAGAAGAAACTTCCAATCGTGCTAAAAGCGTTCTTGACCGCTTCAAATGCAGTCTTGAAAATATTTCCGAACCACGTAGCGACGTTAGCAAGCGCAGTCGTCACATCGTTCCAACGTTCACCAAACCAAGTTCCGATTGAAGAGAATACGTTCGTTAGAGCATTCCAAGCCTTTTGAAACATATCCCCAAACCACTTAGCTACGTCAGCTAAAACAGTTGTGATATCATTCCAGCGCTCTGCGAACCATTCTCCAAGCGGAGTGAATATCGCTACAATACCATCCCAAATTGCTTGGAATATTGCCACAATCGTATCCCAGATAACTTTCAAAACTGCTACTGTTAAATCTAACAAAGCCGTGAGGAGTGTTGATAAGATGTTCATGATGGCATCGCCCGTTTCGGTGAAACCATCAAAAATCTTACTCATATCACTTGTGAGAATGCCAGTGATGATGTCATATACACCCTTAACAAAGTCCGCTATGCCACCCAAGATATCAGCAACCGTATTGAATAAGATGCGGAAGACTTCTCCAATGTATTCAAGAGTTGGAGCAAAAGTTCTCGTCAATTCCTCAACGATAAAGCCAATTACTGGTGCAACGTAAGCAGTAATGACTTGTGACATTTCTTGGAAACTTGCGACCATGTCCAAAATCTTTTGAATAAATGGTGAAATATGCTTGCCAATTGTGTCCGAAAAACCTTGACCGAGTTTCTTGATAACCGGTTGGATATGATTATTCCAGCCTTTTACAAACAAGCTGATAATGCCTGATATAGCTTTAGTTGATGACTCAATCGTCGGACGAATGTATTGGTCATACACACGACTAATTGAATCAGACATATCATTGATTGCTTGTTCTGCACTCTCGAAAATCGGAGCAATGTCTGACAAGGTATTTGATAGCGCCTCAGCTACGCCAGGCATATTCTCTGTAATTATTCGCTCAAGACCTTTAAGTAGGTCACCGCCGAGTTTGAAGCTGATTTCTCTAATGCTTGAATCAATAGCGAAAAATGAAGATACAAGCGCACTACCGATACGAACAGCGCCCGTTGATGTAATGACATTGTAGAAGCCGTCTGCGAATGCCTGAGCGATATTTCCAGCTGAGGCAAAGATATTACCCGTATTTTCAAACTGAGCTACTAGAGAACGAATAATACGCTCTTTTTGGCGCCCTAGACCATTTGCTATGCTTTCAGCAAGGAAGACACCAATGCCAACTCCAATTGTCCCAATAGAACCCGCAATCTGCCCTAGAGAGTATGCTATCTTCCCAACCATGCCATTAAAGGCATTGACTACCCGTGGGTCAGTAGCGATTTCTTCAAGAGTCTTTCTGATTCGACCGATAGCATTCGTGATACGTTCGAGACCTTCGGCTCTGAATGCAGCAGAAAACCCTTTGCTAAAGAGGTCTGTTAGTCCTTTCAGCTTACCTCCAAGGCCGTCAAAAATGCTCTTGAATTGGTTATCCATGTCAGTCAAGGCTACTTCTGGCAAGATGTCTTTAAAAGGTCCGCTTCCGCCTTTTCCTTTCTTACCTTTGCCTTTACCACCGCCACCGCCAGACCCGCCAGAGCCTCCGTCGTCAGAATCATCTTTCTTGTTTAATATCGTGATTTCGTCAAATCCAGCTAAACCAAGCAATTCTTTGACTGCTTTTTTAGCATTTTTAGCAGAGTCTCCGAGATTGTCAGCTAGGCCACCCGAAGCATCGTCAGCATCGCCCATAGCATCTGCGAGGTCTCCTGCGCCTCCTGCTGCATCTTGTAAGGCTCCGTTCATGTCGCTGACCGCACTAGCAACACCGTCCTTAACAGTGGCTTTTTTGTTGAACATCAATGCGATAAACTCAGCGAGTTTAGCTGTCACGTTCTTTAAGACCATAGCGAATGAGTTCAAGACTGGCATGATAGCGTTGATAATTGGCAAGAATGCGTTACCGATGTTAAGAGCTGAGTCTTTCAGTAACGATTTGAACAGACTGATACTACCATTGACTGATTGTGACAAGGTCGTGCCATACTTAGCAGTCGCTTGCTCCAGGATAGCCATAAGGCGGATTTGTTGCTGGGTCTGATAGTCGAGTTGGTCCCAACTTTGGCCATTTGCAAAACGTTTAAACGCTTCAGTCGATTGAATCATGGCCACATTAACGTTGATTCCTAGATCCTCAATACTTTCCGTATTACCTAGCAAACCAGAGCGAATCCGCTCCATAACATCGGTAATGCTACGACCTGAACCTTCAGCTACGACTGCCGATGTCTGAAGCATCTTAGCAGTGTAGGCGCTCAGTTTGTTCGAGTCTTTGATAAAGCCAGAAAATAAGTTTGAATATACCGCCCCATATTTTGTCGCCTCACCAACACCCATGTTCATAGCATTTGCATTGTCATTTACCCATTTTAAGAATGTCTGTGAGCTCTCGCCCATTTGACGCTTGATTTGGTTAATTGATGCTGTGACTTCAAGAGCCATTTGAGTTGAGTACATGCCGACATCTAACAATTTCTTGCCAAGATACGCAAAACCTGCGAATTTGGCTAATTTGCCAAATACACCTAGCATTGAGCCAGACTGTGCCTTGATTTTGTTGGTTGAGTTTTGTACTTTGTTAGAGGCATCTTTGACCTTATTCTCGACTTCTTTCATCTTGTTCTTGAAAGGTGCGATTTCAGCATCAATCATAACCTTAAGCTCATCAAGTGTAACTCCCATCTATTCTCCTTTCATTTTCAATTTTCGATTATGACTTTCAGCAAACATGCGCATGCGTTCCTGGTGCAATTTCAACTCTTGAGCCAATCTTGCTTGTTCGACCTGTTCTCGCTCTTTCTCAAAAAGTTCAGGAGCGTAATCCCATACTTCAAGCGGTTTGGCATCTTTTGAAAGCAACAAGGACACATTATTTGCTATCATCTGCGAAAGTCTGTAAGATTCAATGATTTTTTCTTTTTGTTTTTGGATATTGACACGATTATAGCTTTCAATCATTTCTCTGATTTCAAGTACCGTTAAATCCCAAAAATCGAGAGGCTTCCCCCCAATGTCCAAAAACATCGGATAAAGCCCCTCAACCATTTCTTTTACTGATAATATAGCAGTCGATTCTACTCGACTACTTCCATTTTCGCTTTGGATTTCTTGGGAGCTTTCTTGTTTGCTTTCTCCCGTGGCATAAAACCCGATACTTGAAGCATCGGCAAGATGATGTCTGCCATGAATGCAGCCTGGTCTCCGCCGTTATCGACATAATCATCGTATAGGTCAGATACATCTTCAAATGATAGTCCATGCTCGAACTTTTGAAGTGCTCCATGAGTCAACAGCAACATGACTTTTAGAGGTGGCAAAGCAAAAGCTTCGCCCTCAGCTGGCATGAAGACCTTGAGCAAGTTTGCTCCGATTTTTTCTTCGACTTTTGTCGCTTGCAAAGATGTGAGACGGAGCTTCAATTCCTTATCCTCACTGACTTTCCAAGTTGCGTATGGTAAAGCCATCTATTAACCTCCAATTCCATCAACGAATGTCAATTCAGACTGCAATGCGATCTTAAGAGTAAACTCAATAACAGAGTTCACTCCGCCACCGCCCAATTTAACGGACACTTGACCCTCAAATGTGACCTTGGTACCATCTGGGTAGGTTTGCTCGAAAAAGAGTTTTTTCTTGCTGTCTGCTGCCTTACGCAAGACACGATAAGGAGCGTTTTCGCTTGAGTTATCATAAGCGAATTTGTACTCAAGTTCCCCAGCATCACCAATACCAAATTCATATTTTTTAACCTTGTCTGCAAGAGTCGTATTCTCAACTTTTTCAGGTTCAATACCAAATTCAGGTACTTCTTTAAGACCTGCAAGATTTTGATAATCGCCTTTAGTTTCGCTAAAAGCAAGCTTAATTCCGTTTGCTAACATGTATTAATTCTCCATTCTGTATTGATAAACAAGCTGTGTTTTTGGGTCGATAACACCCTCAAATCTCATGACTTTATGTCTCAGATGCGACGGATCAGGCATATCTTGTGACTCGGTCCGTTGTAAACCAGACATAGCGAAAATCTCATTGATTTTAATTGACAAATCAGTTGTGCTTTCATTGTCAAAAATGTCAACTTTATAACGAACGTATGACTTTTGCTCTTTGTCATCGAACCAATCGCCCGGCTTGTTCTGCTCTTCCAAAAAAATAACGACTGGGAAAGTCTCCCAATCGCTTGGATAAGTATCGGTCACATTATCTGCGACCTTTTGCAATTCTTTGTAAATTAAGGGTTTAATATTAATCATTTTATCTGTTCTCTTATCTTTCTGCTGACGTATTTTGAAACACTTCTAGATACACGGTCATGGTTATCTTTCAAAGCAGGATACAAGTAAGGTTGCGCAGGTTGACCATACATCTTATAAAACTCCCCTCTTTTCGCAAAGTGGTAAGGTCCTACGTTGATTTGATCTTCATGCACGTACCACGGACTAGACCGATAAGACACGCTTACTTCTGGAGATATACCAGAATGATTCTCTTGTCCTTTCGGACCAGTTCCAAGTTCGACGTAGGCGCCATGGTCTGAGTTTGTAAAGACTTCGCTCGATATCTTGTTGCCGTTTACTTTCAGCCTAACTCTTATGCTATTTCTCAACTCACCCTCGTTCGCTGACGCTCTGAGTTTAGCATCTGCTTGTACAACTGTTTTAGCAGCATGCAAGACCGCTTGTCCTACTATCTCGTTGCTCTTTGCACCGTATAACTTACGGCATTTAGCGATTAAGCTATCTGCTCCGATTAAATCTGACACGTTCCAACTCCAATACTTGATGATGACTGTATACTTTTTTTGAGATAACCCGATGCGTGACCTCTGACTTGCTATCGATACAGACACCGTCTTTCACGTTGATGTCTGCACTCTTGCTCGCATTCGCGTTCAGAATATCGTTGACTCGGTCACCGTAAATCTCAGATTGCAATTTGCTAGTCGCTGGCCACAACTCAAGTCGTACTTCTTCAACCTCGTCCGCATATCCCTCTTTAGCGACTCCCTCATTCGTCACGATTTTCTTGAACCGCTTGAGGTTATAAGGTTTCAGTCTATTCTTTTTCAAAAACATGACCTGCCACCCTCGCTAACCGATGCATCCGAATACGCTGTAAAAGGCCCGTAGACAAGCCTGACTCTCCGTAGGTAACAGAGATACCACCCTCACTCCTAGATTGCTCTCCTTCGCTTCCTGAGCGGTTGTAGAGCTCGATTACAAGTTCAGGTAGTAGCCTGTCGAGTGCTGGAGTCAGCTTCTCTCGGTTAGTTTCAGATAAAACGATATTCTCAGCCCTTAAAAGCAAGGACGAGAGGACCGTTTCGTCACTCTCGCCCGTTAATTGTTTTAGTTTTTCAAGTTCCATAAGACCTCCTAGTCAAAAGGAGTCGTCTCGTCTCCTTGTGTTTCGATTTCGTCAATGATCTCGACAATGTCTGCGATATCGACTGAGAACTCACTCTTGAGATTGTGTGACAATTCGTTGAATCGCTCGTCTGTCATCTCAAAGACATCATTCTCATGTCGTCTCACTTTCGCTTGCCAGTCATTGAAAGCTTGTTTTACTCTGACTTTCATAGCTCAGACCTTATTTCTTGACTTTCCAGTTAGCTGAGTCAGAATCTGGTGCGTTGGTTGAGCTAGTGATTTCTTTGATTGCAACGTAGACTTTGTCCTCATGCGTTACTGTGTCGCCTTCTTTGTAGGCTTTTCCAGTCTTCCATTTTTTAGCACGGTTCACTGTCTTACCTTGAGCTGATTCCTTAGCAGCTGGCTTGGTATCTGCAATTGTGATGATGTATTTTTGGAAATGTTCAAGAACATACGCTCCAGTGTAGAGCAATTGTTCTACCAATTCACCAAAGCGCCCAGGTACATTGTCATTGTACTTAGTGTTGTCGATTTGAATTGGTGATGTAACGACACCAGGAGCAGCAGCAAGGGCATTTACATTTGGCAAGAACTTAGAAGGTACTTTGTAGACTGTGTAGTCGTCCAATTCACCAACATATCCTTTTCCAAGAACTTTCTTGTCTGCGTCACCTTGTGGCAAGCGTATGATTTCAGATTTGATAGCCTTGTAGAAGCTTGGTGTGACAAAGAGCAAGCGTTCTTTAGTGATTCCAAGTTCATCCAATTTCTCAGAAACATCAAGAACCGCATTGTAAGCGTTGTTTGCGCCTTTATCTTTGCCCATAACCACGTTATCGCTTACGTTTCCAAGCGCTGCACCAAAACGTAGTTCATCAAGATATGGAGCGACTACTTTAGCAGCTTGACGAGCAATCACATACTCAATATTTACTTGACCGTTTGAGTCACGTTCGTCCAACTGGTCAACGAAACGGCCCCAATATTTTTCTTCTTCAAGGGTGTATACCTTTTCTTCTGTTTCAACATTGTCAAATTTATTCACTTGGTTACGTTTGTAGTCTTTCAACTCAGTTGTGTCACCAGTTGCGACCGTGAAAGAGCGGCCGTTTAGAGTTACTGCTTCTCTTGGTGTCAAGAGTGGCGTTGCGTATGAATTAACCGCAAGGACATCCTCAATAATTCCAAGGTGTCGCTTGCGTGATTCTGCTGTGTTTAATGCTTCAAATGCCATTTATTTTTACCTCATTTTTTTATTTTTAGTGCAAAAAGTCTTTTTTCCATTTTTCTACAACTTCTTGCTGATTTGTTGGCGCAGTTTTAATAGGTGCGCTACCCTTCATGCGGTCGGATACACCTTTCTGGACTGCATCCTCCCACGTTTTCTGAATGCTTGCGACTGATTCAGTCACAGCTTCAGCGTTTGACAAATCAACCACGGATACTAATTCAACTGGTAAGCCACGTTCGCTTAGCATTGCCTTAGCTTCTGCGGTCAATTCCTTGCGAGCAATAGCTTGTTCACGATTGGCTAGTTCTTGCTCACGCTGATCCAACTGATATTTCTGTTTCTCATCAGCATTCATCTTAGCAAGTTTCTTAGCTTCGTTTTCCTTGGCTTCTTGCTCAGATTTCCACTTAGCAAACTTCTTATCGATGATAGCATCGACCTCTGCGTCTGTGTACTTCTTCTCGTCTTGCGGTTGTGGTGTAGGTTCTGCAGGTACCTTTTGTTCTTCAACCGTTTCGACTTCGACTGTTTGTGTTTCTTCGTTCATTGCGAACCTCCTATTTTTAAAGTCGTCCCCGACTGTATAATTCCATGGCTTTTAGTGTCATCAATGCTCGGACAATATAAAAACCGTACGGGATTCCATACGGCTAGATTTTATAGTTTAATTTCTTCGATTTTTGCACGCTGTTCTAGAATTTTTAAATAATTCCACATAGTCGAACGCTGATCTTTTAACAAATCAATAGGACATTTCGGTTCAAACTCTAGTTGCCCTTCTTCGTATTGACCAATCATCATGACTAACTTTTGGAATCGTTCTCTCAATTCATAGTATTCTTTTTTAAAGCGTTCTTTCCAAGGTTCCATTTTTCCTGTTCCTTTCGTTTTTAAGTTTCTATAAGGATAACTTCACAAGCTATTACAGAAATTCTTTTCACTTCAAAATCACAATCAAGGAAATCACTCGGATAACCTCCGTCTAAATCCTTATTATTGTGACATACTGAAATACACTCTTGTTCATCTATCACTTTACAAAGTTCTTTAACTTTCATTTTTAAGCTCCTCACTTAAACTAATCTGCTTATAGCAGTCTATTCCTGCCAGTCAAGATGTTGGATCACCTCCTAAATAGCATCTAAAATATTCAGATACTCCAGTTCTTCGTATGTCTCCGCGAAAATATCTGGCTTGCATGGATAAAATTCACCTTGCACACCTTTGATAATGTAGTCACCTTCTGTTGCAATCATCAATCCTTCAAGTGTTTCTATCTTTAGAACTGGATTATCCAAATCAGAATAATCTACACGAACTGGATCCAATCCTAACTCTGACAATTTCAAAATTGATTCTTCCGTATCTACGAACTGAACCGCCTCAATGACTACTGGTTTCTTTCTGTATTTCATTTTCTCAATCCTTTCTGAGCACGAAAAAAGCACTTAGATTTCTCTAGGTACTTTGATAATCATTAGTTATTTTTTTACCCAAAACCGTGTGAAAATTTATCTGGCAATTTTTTTCCAAGCTTGATACTTTTAGTTAAAGTATCTTTTAAAAACGAAGCAAACTCTTCCAAATCATCGCCTTTATAGCTATAATTTAAGGTGTTTTTGTCTACTGTAGCAACGCCTTGACATTCCCCACTTACCGCAGAGTATCGTCTTAAAACAGCGTTATCTTCAATCTTACGCATAGTAATAATTTGTTTATCAATCTTCGCCATTTTCACTTGCCTCCTGGTAATTAAATTTTATGTTAGCTTTTTTATGAGCTTCATCATAATCCATTTTTTTATGGTTCATGTAGTACGACTCAAGACTCTCGTGTTGTAGCATTATTATATCACTCTCTTTTGGGTCGCCCATGTATAATCTTTGAAAACTTTGAGCCATATCATAATGTGGATAAAAGTTCATCATTCTTTCTTCAAAGGCTTCATAATCCCACAATAAATACTTATTGTCTAGGATGTGTTCTAATGCTTTTGACACTGTAGAATATGGTAGTTTACTGCTTTTTGCCATTTTTTCCACAACGTCTGCTCTGTCCGAATTTCTCAGCTGATTGTAGTATCTTACTGCAAAGTCATTCTTTTGCTTCTCTACGTCTCCACGAGCAGCGCTTATTGAACCACTAGAAACCTTAGGAGTTGACTTATCCATACCTTCATTATAACTCTTTGTCCTGTCTTTTGCAACGTATTTGTCATACCACTCTTTATAACTCATATCAGCAGGTACATACTCAACCTTTCCTGTTTCAGGATTTCTAGCCCTACGCTCTAATTTGCTATAATCTGCATCTTCATCATAAGCGATAGTCGTAGACCTGCACCACGGATGTAGAGGTGGATAGTTCACACCAGGAACAGCCTTGTCCGTATCATAAACCTTGTTGTCGTGTTCTTGACAAATGTGCGACGTGCGCCTATCCAATACAGCCACAAAGCGGTACTTTGTAATTTCAGCATCTTCATAGCTGAGTAGTTCCATCTGATTATGAAAAAAGGCTGATTCTGTCCGAACCAAGCGCCTAGCATTATTTCGGCCAACATAAAATCGTTCTGCGATTGCTTGAGCAGTGTCTCGTGTACTTCGGCCAGTCATGAGGCTTACCAAAAGCTCGTCTTTCACGCTTGAAGCGAGCGCCCCAGTATTTGACCATACTCTATCCGAATAAGCCTCTCCCGTCCATTTTAGTCCCCTCAACCGCTTGATTTCTGTTTCAGGTAAGTCAGAGAAGCTATAAGCGAGTCCTGTTTGCTGCTGTAGGTCAAAAGTAGCCTTGTAGTAGCTATCTTTCATGAGGTCGCTGTAAAAGGCATCTGAGCCTGTCTTCTCTGAATGGTAGATAGACTCACGCATACGGTCTAGGTCATCGTTTAGACGCTCTAGACGCTTCATGCGATAGGCATAAGCTGGACTGTCCAAATCTGCAAGCAATCGTTGAATATTCGGGTCATTCGGTCTCGCTTCAAGCACCTTACGAAGTTCGTTTAGATCCTTCTGGTCCTTCATATTTTTTAAGACTTGTCTAGCGTCACGCTCGCTCAATCCATAATCACGTTGGAACTTGTCAAAGACTTTGTTGATTTGCTTGTCTAGATAGTCTTTAGATTGCTTATAAATCTCGTCGAACTTGTCCGCTTGTTTTTCAGCCTTATCCATCTGCTCATAGATGAGATTAGCCTTCCTCTTGATCCAGTAGTCCTTGTTCTTCATCTGCTACCTCATCGTCTGGCTTTGTGTTAACCTGATTAAAGAATGGCACACGTTCCTTGTTCTTTTCTTTCTCTTCCTCGAGTTCTTCCAATTCAGCGTCAGGATCTTCAACGAAGGGCAAGAGTGAAATGAGTTGACGAAGTGAGACCTTGCCTTCCAAGTTATTGATAATCTGTGACAATTCGAGCAAATTTTTAGGAAGCCCACGGCTAAACTGAGGCACGATTGAATGTGCTTCAAGAGCAATCTGCTGCATGCCTAAATAATGGGCGAAGATAGCAATACGTTGTCTAAGACCTCGCTTGTAGTTCGCTTCCTTGGTCTTAGTAATCATTTCAAGACCCAGTAGCTTGAATTCCATGGCTACGCCCGAGCTATTGCCTGCGAAGTTCTCATCTGTCAAATTCGGCACATGACTGAATGTGTAGATGTCTTCTTTCAAAGCCTTGCGCAAGATTTCAGTAGCGTTCTCGTCCAAGGTGTTCTTCAAAAACTCAGCCCTTGCGCCATCTCCTTGTAGTTCCAAAAGTCCTTCTTCAGAAAGAATTTTCATGGCCTCTTTTGCATCTTCTGGATTGTCAGCTAACTGCGCACCATACAGTACAAGAATAGACTCGACTGCTTGTTCTTTGTCATTTACACGATTGCCCATCAACGAATTGTAAGCATCAATCAAGCTAATCTGTTGCTCATAATCACCAATCGCAAAGTGATTATTGCGATATTCAATGATTGGGATTTGCCCAAGATTATGTTCTTCTACTTTCTCATTCTGCGTCGTTCCTATGCTCGAATCTCGTAGCACGATGTGATAGTGCAAGTTCTGAGTAAAGACCTCGGCTTGATACTTAGTAGCATCTTTCGTATCGTCTTTAATCTCGTAGTAATAGACTGCAAACAAGGCCTTACGTTCGATGCTATCATCGTAAACAATGAATACATTCTCAGGATCTACGCTAGTCGAATCAAGCTCAGTCAGCCCCTCTTTAGCATAGATGTACTCGTAAGCACGTCCATAGATGGCCATGTTCAGAGCGTTCTGCGCATCTACCTGGTCAATCTCTGCACCATCAAAAGCTACAAGCAATGGCTCGAGGTCGCTACCGGCCGTGTTGTTATACTTGATAGGATTGCCCATGAAATAACCCGTGGACGTGTCTGCGATATCCTTGGTATGATTGGCTACTGTTTTAAAGTTTGGAGCGTTCTTATTTCGTCGCTCATGCTTCAAAATAGCATGTTCGCCCATATAGTATTTCTTCAAATCTCGCAAGCGACTGCATTCTTGTGTGTGTTTGCGAATCAGCTTGTAAATCAATTCCTTGCTTAAAGCTGTTTCATCATATCCATCCCGTGGATAAGTTAAAATCTGATACATTTAATTCCTTTCTATAATCCGTATTGAGAACGTCTGCGGACAGTTGCTTTCGGCTGAGAATGTTGTGAGTAAATCGCATAACGCACAGCATCCAGTACGTCATCATTCTCTTTTACTGGCTCACCCATCTTTTCGTTCCAGATATACTGATAGACCTCATCTTTGAACTTGCTGACCTTATCTGAAACAACAAAAAAACGCCCAGTTTTCATTAGCTTGGCGACTTCTTCAATACCCGACAAGACTGCTTTGTTAGCATTAAACGTCTTTAATTGCTCTCTTTGAAATCTGGCAACGTGTTCAGGTCGTGCGCTATCTGCCCAAAATGTGATATTGCCATATCGTTCTTTGATATTCTTAGCGATATCTACCCAAAAATCTATCTCTTTGTACTGATGAGCGTGTTCCTCTAGCAGATAAACCGAACCATCTGAGGTTTCTCCAATAACAACAATAGAGCCAAAGTGTTCGTAACCCCAGTCAACACCAGCGTATATCTTCGTGATGTCTTCTGGTACTTCATTCACAAACATATTCTCGCTAAAATCACGATAGACGACGCCCTCGCCAGTCACCCAAAGACCAAGGATGTCTCGGTCATAGAAGACGCCTGCCGGTGTGGCTGATTTTATATTCTCACGGTATCTATCAGACATGAATGTATTATCATCTAGCTTGAAATGAAAGTCTATAATCATATCATCACCAGTATTTATATAATCTCGTCTGAGCCAGTGTGTTGGGATGTCTGGGTTACTATCCCAAACAATCCGTGCACCCTCTCCCGAACAACGTGAGATGATTTCTTTGAACACTTGTTCATTTGCCAATGATGCCTCGTTTATGTAGGCTCCAAAAGCAGTGAAACCACGGGCACGTTTTAGTCCTGAAATCGAACCAGTATATACTTGAATGATTTTGACTCCGCAGAGAGTGAAAGCTCCGTGTTTATCGTATTTTGGTTCGATACCAAACATATTATAGAGTTCTTGGATGATATTGTTTTGAATTGATGTCGAAGATGTCCCAGCCAAGATATACATTGGCTCGTCAATGTTCAACTTATCAGCTATTTCTCGAACTCGTGCAATCTCATTCCCGAAAACAACATTATTCAAAACAGTCTTACCTGAACGCTTTGCACCATGCAGACCACAAATAAAGAAATCATCGTTTAAAACTCGTCTAAGGACTTGTTCTTGTTTTGGCGTGAACTTACTTGTCATTAAAAGCACCTCTCAAAGCCTTAGCGAATTCAACAAGTTTATCATCGTGTTCATCATCCATGCCAATTTGAGATTTGAGTTTCTCGATTTCAAGTTCAAGTTTCTCAGCTTGTTTAGCAGTCGGATATCGTTTCAATATCTCGGCTATTGCTTTAATAACTGTGTTATTATCCGCCCTCTTTGTGACCCTATCCACCTCTCCAGTGACCGGGTTCATCATCAAGACTTCTTCAAGTCGCTTCCCTCTGGCGATATCTGAAAGAATCGAAAGGGCCTCTTTGGCACTCAAAATGTTCTCATCATGCATCTTTTCGGTTTCTGTTTGTATGAACGTTTTAATGCTTGCATTTTCTAGCAATTTACTAGCAGTTGTTTTAGCATATGCTTCACTGTACCCAGCGAATATTGCGGACTGAAAGACATTGCCTGTCCTCAAATACTCGCTCGCAAACATCTTTTGTCTTTGATTTAACCCAATGTCCATCACCTCCATTTTCTACAAAGCAAAAAGCCACACGATTGTGTGACTTTAAAATAAAACCTCTAAGGGAATCAAACCCTCTAGCTTATAACTTATCCGGAATATAATTAGCTATGCAATCATGCAAGGTCTAGTCGCTCCGCAACCATTTGTAAGTTCAAAAAAATAACGACATCAAGGATTGAACCCAAAAAAGACAAAGAGGAAATCACCAGCTTATCCCTGATGTCGTTACAAAATTCAAAGGAGTCATCAGTCCGCCTTACCTTACTTGCTGACAATATCATAATAGCACATTAAAACTATCATTTACTATCGTTACTATCAAACATTTTAGATAATTTGACCAAAGACTTATCTCTCGCTCGCTGGATAGTCGCTGGACTGCAATTCAATCGTCTTTCCACTTGAGACCAAGATAGACCATCTATGTAGAGCAAGCGCATTACGATGTTCTCAATCGGCTCCTCTAGCTCTTCAATCGCTCTGACAAGTTCCTCTTGCTCCTTGTACTCCCTCTCGATTTCTTGATATATTTCAGCTATGCGATCAATAGCCTTGATGTTCATTTCTTCGGTGCGATTATCATTGTTCTGAGATTTCGGCATACTGTCAAAAACCTGACCTTTCATGATACCAGACCTTAGATTGATGATTTCGCAATGTAAAGATTGTATTTTAACATTCTTAAATTTTAGTTTTTTAAGCTCTTTTTCAATAGTTCTTTGCACCCTATCACCCCTCCCCAATAAATACATTCAAAGGCAGATTGAAATAAGTCGCTACATCTTCAACATTATACATATCAGGAGCGGATTTTAAATTCTCCCAATTCGAGATTGTTGCAATTGAATAGCCTAACTTACTTCCTAACTCTTTCAAAGTAACCTTGTTATCAATCCTCTTTTGTTTTAGCATGAAAGCGAATAATTCACACTGTCTCTTTGTTAAAGGTTTTTCATAATCCATTCTCCATCTCCTAAGGAATTTTTTTCTGGTTTCATTATTCATCCCCTTCCTTGTTTTCTAAAACGGCATCCTGTATAAAAGTGTTACCAATTTCATAGTGCTTGTATTCATTAGCTGTCACTTCAAATGTTTCTTCAATTTGCTTATTATCTGCATATCCTGAAACGACCAGAATGTATTTTCTTTTAGTTCTGGTTGGCACCAGTACCGAACTTTTACCATTCATAACAGGTATGAACGTTGTGTGAGGTTCATCAATGTACTTATCTACTACTGTCCCACTCGAAATCTGGTGACATGCTACGAGGAAGGACGCGAGTAAAACAACACATAGGATTTTTAAATATCTCACTCCTTGACCTCCAAAAACTCTGGGTTCTCGTAGATGTTGCCTACAATTCTAGTTTTATATTTTTCAATAAAAACCATCAAATCCATAGTTACCGTAGTATTTGGAGTCCGACGGAGCTTCACACGATAAGCGCCTCTTTCATAAAATACGCTAGTTATGTATTTATTGCTCTTTAAGATATCCCCCTCAAATATTTCTTGACCATTTCTGTCAAAAAGGCCTGTTGACTGCATGAGGATTGCATTCCCAATTTCAACTTCAAACACTTCCGTCTCTACTGGAAAGCCATCTTCATAGTAAAGTTTTCTTAGCACAACAGTCTCATTTTCACAATCAATGCCTTTAAGGTCGTTCGCCATGGTATCAGCCTCTGAAATCCACGCTCTAAATTTAGGTCTCATAATCTCACCTCGTCTCCAATCCTTAAAGTTTTCGTAGCTTGTTTGAGTAACTACGAAAATGCCATAATTTTTAATAGTGATTGTGTAGAGTTTCCCAATCTTCTCCTTGTGGACGACTCTGCCTTTGATCTCTGCGCCTGCGTTATCCGCTTTATAGACAGTAATCGGGCGCTTTTCTTCTAGTTTTTTAATGTGGATACTCTGCCAGACATTCAATCCAGCAGACAATAATATCCATATTGCGATAAATCGTTTCAATTTTCATTCTCCTCCGCCTCGTAATGTAACCACACAAGACTTTCATACAAAGTTCTTGCTTTTATTTTAATGTTGTTCAATTCATAGGCGCTCAACGATTCAGATTGAGTTAATACCTTTACTTGTATTTCTGTGATTGCTAAGCCAATTTCTTTTGATTTTTCCATCACTCCACCTCTTTTTCTACAGTAATTGTAAATTCACGGTCATTTATGCTTAAAGGTAGAACTGCCCCTGTTTTTGAGTCGTTTTTTAGCAAATCAAATACAATTTCTAAAACTTGCTTACCTAAAATCAATTGTGTCTCTAAAATGTTTTGCTCATCCATCACTCTACCTCTCTTCCATGTTCTTTCAGCCACCTATCAAACCCATCAAAAACATTTTCATTTTCTTTGAGTTTGAAAATTCCACTGTATCTATCATCACAATACTCGCAATAATCGATATAGGTTCCACCGTAAAACGACATCACTCCACCTCCTCAATCTCAATACCCGGACAATCAAATACCCAGCCGAAGTTAGCTTCTTCTAGTTCTTTGCGGGTGTGATGTGTTTGATATAAAGTATTTTTGTCTTTGCTTGAAAATATCCAGTAGTTTTCGTTTCTGTTACGATTTAAAAAATTAAAATTAGTATCAATACCTTTCATCTTCACCAAATACCGCTTCTCTTCCTCGACCTCGTAGCCGAATTGGTGCATATTTACAAGGATTTGGATTGCTTTAGTGTTTATGTCATCAAACCAATCCTTAAAATCATTTTCTGCCTGTTGCTCAAACCTATATACATAATCAAAAATATTAAATTCTAGAGCATATTTGTGTTTTTCGTACCAATCAGCAACAAATTGCGGAATCACTGGTTTATTCAACTCACGTCGAATCTTATCAGCATCTTTCAGTTGCTGACCAACCCATTCTCCCTCAAATTTGCCTTGCTCGTAACCTTCTCGCCATTTTGCATTGCTGAAATCTTGTCCAAATTCACTCATGATAGCTTTTAGCCAAACCTCCCTATCATGCAGTGGCAATTTTCGCAATCGAGCTAGTATGTTCTTGACGTAGCGAGGAGCTTCGTCTGCGTGACCTGATTTTGGTTCGTCTAGTTGTTCGATTAGGGCAATTGCACTTTTGACCGGAATACCTTCAATTTCACTACCAAAAATGTTCAAATTGTAAATACCAATTTTTTTAAACTCTTTAATCAATTCCTGCTTATTCATCTTCCAACTCCTTCAACTGTGCTTTCATTTTCTTTAATTTTTTCTTCAGAAATTCACGATGAGCAGTACGACTTTGTGCAACTCGTTTATCGCATGGCTTCGAATACTCCTCGATTTCCTTCTCCGTCTGCTCGATTGAGTGTTTTAAACCGTCAATCATTATTTGTTTGTTGTATTTCATGGTTTATCCTGCCTGTTTCTCAAGCCAGTTAAAGAGTAGACTGAACTGCTCTGTCACTAGCTCATCATCATTGTATTGTTTGCAAACCTCTCCGATTGACGTCACCACCCAAAGCCAATAAGCGTCCGAGCCAAATCCGACCTCTTGACTCTTCTGATTGCTGCGCGCCATCCATTCAGGAATAACTCTGCTGAAGAAATCTATATAATTAATCTTCATGGCAATTCCTCAATCTTGATATAGATCCCGACTGTGTCTGCCCAGAACTTCTCGGCAATCTCACTGGCCACTTGGGCATCATCTTGCCAATAGCCAAGTTTCGTCATGCAGTCCTTGAGCAATTTCTGGAGATTGTCTGTATCCGGCTTTGTGGTCTTGTACTGGCCGTCGTAACTTTTCTTGATACGTGGAAAGCACCACTTGACTGTCAGCCGAACGGCTCCTTTAATTTTATTCGGAGGTACATGCTGTGCGAGCAAGCTCTCAAATTTTGCTCTAGCATTTTTCAGTTCCTCTGGTTCGTAAAAGATTGGCTTTCCAAATTGGACGTTTACCTTTTTTTGTTGATGAGTCGTTGTCGGAATTTTTTGCATCGGTAAAAAGAATTCAATAGACATTTTTATAAATGCACTCCTTTTCTTTTTTTATTTTCGCGCTTAGTCCTTGTCAGGGGACATGGTTACAGGGTTACAAGGGGCGGATGCATAGCCCCCTTGTTCCTGTTCATGTACCCATGGACCTTCAGGGACATTTCCCAAATATTCTTCTTTCGGAGAAAGAGAATATTCTGTCCCTCATTTTGTCCCTAAGGACATTTTCGATAAATAATCGACTTTGTCCCTCATTTTGTCCCTCAAATTGAACTTGTAGAGACAAGGACATTTTCGATATTTTGTCCCTTGTCCCTAAGGACATTTTCGATAAATAATCGACTTTGTCCCTCATTTTGTCCCTCAAATTGAACTTGTAGAGACAAGGACATTTTCGATATTTTGTCCCTTGTCCCTAAGGACATTTTCGATAGACATAATCGAATTTGTCCATCGACTTTGTCCTTGTCCCTCATTTTGTCCCTAGGGACAAACTCGATTGTTTTTTTGTCTCTGTCTTTGTCCCTAGGTGTCTGATTTTGCTATAATTTCTTTGTTTTTTACTTCAAAATTGCCATTGTTTTTTATCCATCTACGGACTGTTTTTTCACTTACTGGCTTTTCCTCGGTTGAAAAATATCCAATTAAATCATCAATAGTAACTGGACTAATCCCGTCGGCTAGAGTTGAAATTGCAGTTTCTATTTTTTCAGAGCGTTTATCAGAGCGTTCTTTTTTTGAACTTTTTTTATCGAAGTTCTTTTTCCAAGGCGAGTTGTTCCCATTCACATCTTCACCCAATTGTATATCTGCCAACACACCCGATTCATCAAGCGTGTGTACTGGATAGCTAAACCACATGTTCACTGGCTTGAATTTGGCAAACTCTCGAAGCGTGCCCTCGACACGCCATGCGGTCGCTATCTGGATCTTGTTACGGACTTCTTCGAGCTTGTCCACGAATGGAGCCCGAGCCATGACATCTGGAATGCCTTTCTCGAAGTATGTCCGCATTTGTGCAGGGCTTAAGAGGTCATCTAAACCGACATTTTGCTGGTAATAGGCATTATTTCGCTCTTGCAAGGCCTGTTTATACACTTCGCACGCTGCTTGATTCAGTCTTTGAGTAAGCAATTCTTCTGATACTTCCAGCTCGACCAAATCGATAAGTGCGTCAGGATCCCGAGCGAATACACCCGAACCACTAGCACGGTCCATGGACTTCTTGCCACCTTGCGAACCCTTTGAGTGGTGGTGACAGTAGATAACACTAGAACCTAACTCTGTGGCCACTTTATCAAATTGATTCGTAAAATGTGCCATCTGGTCCGCACTGTTCTCGTCACCGGTCAATACCTTATAGATCGGGTCGATGATGACTGCGATATAATTCTTCTTCAAAGCTCGACGTATGAGCTTAGGCGCTAGCTTGTCCATTGGTACGGTCTTTCCACGCAGATTCCAGATATCAATGTTACTGATGTTCTGTGGTGCCAGCCCCATAGCCTGATAGACATCACGGAAGCGATGCAGGGCAGACGGACGGTCTAGCTCCAGATTGACATACAAGACACGTCCCTGAGTACAATCCCAGCCTAGCCACTTCTTGCCCTCTGCAATCGCTATCGACATCTCAATCAAAGCGAATGACTTACCAGCCTTGGACGGACCAGCAATCAGCATCTTGTGGCCTTGACGAAGGACGCCTTTTATCAACTCAGGAGCTAACTCTGGCAAGTTATCCCAACTGTCGGCCAATCCTTCAGGATCAGGCAGATCATCGTTCAAGTCTTCAATGTACTGATACCATTCGTCCCAATCGGCCTTACCAATGTTGGTATCTACTAAGAATTGCTTCTGGCCATTTCGGATAAAACCCGGCATACGCGAAAGTCTACTTGGATTTTTATTTTGAGTATCAACTATGATTCCGTTCTTCTGACAGATTTTATAAAGATAATCAACCCGGTTACGGTATTCTTCGTAGTTCTTAGCATCTACTTTGACGATAGCATGTAGCGACTTATTCCCGCTGTGAACTAAGGCTGCAATCGGCAACTCCAACTCTTTATAAATGGCGTTTTGCTTGTCAATCGGCATGCTGTCGGATTCGACCAAGGCATATCTGAAATCTGTCACGTTTTCATTTTTAGCACCTTTTCCATCCATGGGATTGAATCGCACCCATGCGCCAGCTTCTTCGTGATAGTCACCCAGGACTGCGCCGATGTCGCCATTACATTTGCTAAGAGCTTCAATCAATTGTCCAGCAGTACGGTCATAAGCTCCCTTTGTCGGCAGCCATTTGATAATCTCGCCTGTTTCATCGTCGGTCTTGGGGTAGCACTTGGTCACATAACCTACATTTTCACCAGCTTCAAAAAGTGTTTCAAGGTATTTGATGATTTCCTGTACCGGATTCCAAATTGTCGGCTCATGGATTTCTTTACCTTCAATCCAGTCTTTATCAATGACACGATAATCACGGTCTATTGTATCGGTCCATCCTAACTCATGCGCATTCTCGCTATCATAGCTAGACTGCGACACCCAGCCGTTTTCTTTTGCAAGTTGGGTAATAGTCGCACCCGTCACGATAGTTCCTGCTTCTTCGTTGAAAGTGTCCCATTTCTTGAAGCACTCGAATTTCTTGTATCGGCTATCATTTTGTGACCAGTTATCCCAGTCAGATGCCGTGTAGCCTTCGTGTTTAAGGGCCATACCGACCGACAACCACCCGTCATATGAGAGGCTAGCTGGGTCAATATAATTTAATAATGGTAGTAAATCAAATTTTTCTTCTGACATTTTTTTCCTTTGCTTTGTCTCTTCTTGGTCTTCTATTATTTGCTTGAGTTTTAGCATCCACCCATCTACAATTAGATGGTTCATAATTGCCGTTAACATCTATACGATCAATAGACAAGTTATCAGCGTATCCATTAGACAACGCCCAATCATGAAATGAAGTATAATTATTTAGCCATTCGTCACATATTTTTATACCGCGCCCACCGTAGTTACTATAAGCAACACATTCGGGATTGTAACAGCGTTTTTTCATACCATGAAAAATTTTAAAGATTCTAGTTTTAGAAAGTCCGTGGGTTGTATGATTCCCCTCTTTTCTAGCTTCTTTTTCAAAACATCCGCAAGATGTTATCTTCCCATATCGTAGATGATCACTGCGAATATATTTTTTATTACCACAATCACATTTGCATAGCCAATAAATATATCTTTTTCGGCGTTCAAAACTATTTAATACCAATAATCGTCCAAATCTTATATTAGCTAAATCAATTATTTTTCCCATACTTACACGCTCCTGTTCTGACTTCCTCTCTCACGATTGCACCATGTTCCTCAGTCAAGCTGTTTAAACGATGTCTAATTAGATTAAGCAATGCCCAATGCGAGCTATGCTGTGTGATTAAATCTAAATACGTCTCTGGTTTATCGAGGTCAGGAGCAACCGATAACCATTCATGTAGAATATCTAATGAATCTTGTATTTCACTAACATAAGCAACCAATTCTTCGTAACTGTTTAAAATATTTCTTTGAGCCATAATAAAAACACTCCTTGTGTATGTTGAAAAGAAGTGTTTCGCATGATATAATATTTCATGCGGAAACACTTTCTGCAGCGATAGGGTAAAGCTGATGTTTGGCGACAGGGGCTTTATCCTATTTTTTATGCTCAGACTGTAAAAGTTTTATACCTCTAATAATAACATCTGTCTTGTTAGTGTTGAGTTTATCAGCTAACGCCTGTAACTCTTCTGCTTCAGATTTAGTCAATCTAATTTCAAGACGAACATTTTTAGGATTGGAACTTTTAGGCCTTCCTGTTCGTGGGCTCATTCAATCACCTCTTTTCTGCCCGTACGATAAATTATATAACTGTACGGGCAATTAGTCAAGTGTTTTTATTAAATTTTCAAAGAACTTTTTTTAATTTGGCACATATTCTTTAGGATTAACATTTTGCGGAACTCTCCAACCATTAGCTGCTATGCGATTAATCATATTTTTAGCTTCTTCGAACGGCCACATTCCTACGTCTCTAAAACCATATCTTTCTAATAACCTTATTTGTTTAGGCGTGGTTAATCCTTCTTTTTGTCTTTTCTGAAGCCTATCTAGTAGCTTGCTAGCTTTTCCGAAATTACCGATTTCATCAGTGTGAATGCCAAATTTTTCTAATGTACTAAGCTGGTTAGCTGTTGGAGGTTCCATTTCTATTCCAAATGATGGCACGTAATTCGACAAGTCCTCAGCATGGATAGACATTTCAAATTGCAATGGATCCACTAATTTGCGTTTACGCTTACGCATTTCTTCCAATTGTTTGGCCAAAGCTTCCTCACGTTGAGCGACTACGTCTTCTGCAGCCTTGACTTCCATATCTTCAAGGTCAAGCATTACACCAGTTTGCTCTTCCATGTTCTCGACCATTTTCTGAGCGACTTCTGGAGTCT